TTTCTGATCCTTCTTAGGCGCAGGGGTTCTTCTAGGATCTTTTGGTCCGGGCTTGTCTGCCTTAGATATGTGTTGATCTATTTCATCTATATACTTCATTATGCCCTCCTTTACCAAGCTTTACAAGACCAGTAACGTGCTTTCCAGCGTGGGCCGGGATTATCACAGTTATGTCTTGCTCTGAAGTTTTTACGTCTGCCGGGATCTGACTTTTTAATCTTCATGTTTGGATCGCCAAAGTTGACTTTAACTACATTGCCTTTGTCGTTTTTGACATAGACACTTCTTTTCTTTGGACCATCTGGAGTTCTAAATGGCTTACCAAGTTTAACTTTTTTGCCCTGATATTCAGCAGCTTTATTTTTACGAAGCATTTCAAAGTCTTCTTTAGTAATTTTACCGTCCTTGTTTTTATCGAGGGCTTTCTTTTGTTTTTCGCTTGGCTCTGACTTAGCACGATCCCAAGCTTCTTTGGATGGTCGATCTTTATCACCCTTCTTAGCTGGCTTATAGTTTTTACCTTCTCGTTCTTTCTTCTTGCGAATGTTTTCCCACAGTGATGCAGCGTCATGTTCTTCTACTTCTTCACCAAAGTCTTCATACTCTGCTTCTGCTGGGATATAAAAGTTTTCTTCAGTCAATTCCTCTGTAAAGCCATAAGTTTCCTTGTTGTATTCGTAATCTATTTGTTCTAAATCGGGCATTTAATTTACTCCTGTTTCTATGCTAGCATTTTTGAGAAGTTGATCAAAAACACCAGACGGTAACTTAGGTTTAAAATAATCTGTGATCTGTTTTATCATATCATGGTTTATATCTTTAGTCAGTTCAAGCCAGCCTATTAAATAATTCCACACTCTGTCTTCCAGAACTAGTCTATACTTTACGCCGCTTGGTCTGCCAAATCTATGATTCCAACCTAGCTGTGGTAAGCAAATGTTTTTCCCTCCATTTTGCCTAAATTTTTCAGCTATGTACCCCTCTTCTGCTCCAAATCCTGTAAACTTTTTTGATATTCCGGGCCAGTTTTCACGCTCGAAAGAACATAAACCCATACCGTTCATTTCTATTTCAAACGGCTTTCCTTTGTCATACATTTCTTTGTTTGTACCCCAAGTCCCATACATGTCTCCACTCCACTTCTTGTTGAAATGAGTGGATATATTGTGTAAATCGTCATAAAGTAATGGTCCTTGAACTAAATTTTTACAGTTTGGATTGTTATTATAGTACTCTAATAAGGATTTTATTCCGTTTTTCTGTATCAACACATGGCAATCTATAATTAATACATATTTACCAGATGCGTGTTCTACTATTTCGTATTTGTTAAATGAGCTGATATTTCCAGAGGTTTTTGGTATATATTTACCAAGACCGTTAGTAGCGTTTGTAACGAAGCTTTTTACCTGTTTTCCGTGTTCTTTCTCGGGGTTTGTATCTAATACTATATATTCTACACTTTGAGTATTGCAAAGGTCATGATACATTCTAAGGGCTTGTATGGTGAAAAACACACCATCAAAGTCGTCATACGTAGCCATTCCAATCGTTAGTATTTTTTCCATTAAATAGTCCTTTATCCCGGCGCTTCATAAAAACCTATGTCAAATCCCTCTCTTGTGCAGTCTTTGACGGTCTTTTCCATGCCGTGTTTATCTAAGTAGTTCTGTATATAAATACACATATTTTGCTCTGTTCCGGGCCAATTGTTTTTACAATAATGACACAAACTCTTGCATTTCCAGTGTTTTCTGGTGGGATCTAAGGGTTGGGGATTATTATTTTGTCTTATTTCTTCTACCCTATTTTTCAGCATTTCTAGGAACCTACCCTCGTCATCCTTGGAAAAACAAAGACTGAAGGGGCATGGATCTGCATTGCCGTCCTTATCTTTATAGAAGAATATGCTCATAATCCTATTGGGAAACTCGGGATATAACTTGGATATTGCGTAATAATAAAGCAATAGTTGTGCATCGTTTTCAAGCTTTTGGTAATCTTTGACTTCTCCAGTTGCCCAATCCATTCTGCGTCCAGTTTTCCAATCCACCACCTCTATTGTGTCATCATTTATCTTTGTAACAAGATCAATAGTACCCTTGATTGCTAGCTGGCCCTGTACTGTCTTTCCATCTGGAGTTGTATAATCAAACTTAGCCCAATCTTCTTCAATAGGTATATCAAAATGGGGTTCTGGGAAATGAATATCTCTTTTTCTAGGGTCAAACTGACCATCAGAATGAGTCAGAAATGTCCATACAGTATCAGCAACATCTTTTCTATCCGCTTTGTAGAAGTCGTTATGAGACTTTTCTGCGTATGCGTCTATACTTAAGTCTATTAATTGATTAACCAACTCTTCTGTATTTAACTCATCTTTTCCACATTTAAACTTACCTATAGCATCGTCGTTGACTCTAAGATACTTGGCGTGAGGGTGATCTTGCTGGTATTTCTTTAGACCAGCTAATACCTCCATAACTTTATGAGCCATAGTTCCCATGTCTGCCTTTTTCCCACTTAGGGAATAGTGACCAAGAACGTATGTTATAAAATATTGCATCTCACAGTATGCATAATTATTATAACTCGATGATCTAACGTATGTTACTAACATGTTAACTCCATGACCAAGATAGTTGTTGTAATTCAGTAGTAAGTCCTTCTAAATTGGACTTGTCGTTATGTAAAATATAATCAAACTTGCTCCAATTATATTGATTTTCATCTAGTGCGGTTTCACACGGGTGATCTGAACAATGAGGGTCTCTTGTTAATCTCATAACCACTCCACCTGCTTGCTGTATTGATTTGACTTCGTTTGGAAATCTTACATCTGGTATCAATGCTATTGTGGAATCATCTTGTCTTATTTTTTTTATTGTATAATCAACCCAGACAGTATCTTTTATTTTTCTCATGATATCTGTGCCAAAATATTGTAAAAACTCTCTAGATGTCATACCGTATGGCGTATCAGTATTTTTATCTTCATCCGTTCCGTACACTTGGCTTGGCTGTAAATCAAATAGATCGACACACATCTGTTTTAGATAGTCTGCAAAGTGATATACTTTTACGTAGGGCCACAACTCAGATTCTGCATATCTAACAAACTCATTATCTTTTCTCGTAACATCTAAAATCCCCCAACCACTTGCTCCATTCTGGTCTGTTGTCTTAACATTTAATCTACCTGATTCATCAATCTTAAACTCTTGAATCATGTCTTTGGATTTTAATATGGAACCATTGATAAAATTAGCTACGGTATTTTTCCCCGATTGCTTTCTTCCAGAAATACCTATAATCTTTGTCATTAATAAAGCCCCTTTAATGTAGATAGTATATCTGTTTTTATTTGTTTTGCAGACATGTCGCCTATATCTTTCTCTTTAAACTTAGGAAAAATCATACTGTACATTCTACCTAGCTGTCTTTGTATTTTTAGTTTTGCTTCTCTGCCAGCCTGATCGTTATCGAATAACACTACAATGCGTGTGACTCCAAGATTCCTTAGTTTTTGTTCTTGTTTTTCTGAAAGTGTTTTTCCAAATACGCCTACAGCATTCTTTACCCCAGATTCATACAGCCTCCAAACGTCTCCCTGTCCTTCTGTTATAAAAACGGTAGAGGTTTGCTTTGCCTTTTCTTTTGCTCTATGATAGTTGTACAAGTGTGAATTTTTATCAAACCCTGATGGATAAATTAAAAACTTTGGAAGCCTATAGTCTTTAATTGATCTAGCTGTAGCCCCGATTATCTTACTTCCACTTGCGTTGTGTATTGGTATGATTGCTCTTTCACAAAGAACTCCTTTATTATAGCAATCTCCTATGCCAAAGTGCAATAAAGTTTTCTTCAAAAATCCTCTAGAAACAAAGTAGGAAGAAGGAGTATCGTACTTATCTAGTTCTACTTCTTCTTCTTCTTTAATGCTAACCAGTTTTTTTCTCAAGCACTTAACCATGAGAGAAAACTCGCAGTCTTGTTCTTCTGGTTGTTTTGTTTCTCCACCTCCGCAATTAGAACAATTAAAGTTACTAGTGATCCAAGAAAGTACTTCTGAGAAAGTAACTTCTCTACCAGTTTGGTTAGACAAAGCTCCTTTTATAATTCCAAAAATATCATTATGAAAATGGTTTTGACATTCCTTTGTCCAGCATTTCCACATCTTTCTACTTATAGAATAAGAGAATGCTCTTGGGTTATCGCTACCTTCGTGAGCTGGACACGTAGAGTATACGTTATCTCCAAAGATTTCATATTCAATGTTTAGTTTTTTGAATACACTTTCGTATTCGTCACTCAACTTATTCTTCAGTTTCTTCAAGTCCATTGTTTTTCATATCTTCTAGGTCTTGCGTATTTATTAATCCAGTATCTCCAGTTGGGTTGTTTTGCATTTCATTTCTCGATGCTAATTCAATTAACTTTGCATGAGATCCTTCCATCTGCATGTTTATATAATCCCCATCATTCATCCCAGCACCATGTCTAGATACAATTGGAACTAGTTTTCTATTACCAGCATTAGGTCCGTCTTCTGCAATTTCTTCTGTAGATTTAGACTTAAATATTGAGAAGGATGTACACAACCATATCAATCTATCAGAGCCACTTACAGCGTCTGTGCTTTCTTTGGTAATCCCATCACGATTAAGTTGAACAAATGATAAGCATGGTATGTCTAGTTTAACGCATAAGTTGTGCAGCGATGTGATCTGAAACCCTAGAGCCTGATACTCTTGAATATTATTTGTTATTGATGACGAAGACATTAGCTTGAGATAGTCGTATATAATTACACACTCGTTAGTCCTTCCTTCATCATCAGTTTTAACTTCTTGAGCCACCCATCTTTTAATTAGATTTAGTATTTGATCAAACGGTTTACCAGCTACGCTGGCGTAAAAATAAGGCACAGAAGACAGGATCTCTACAGCGTTGTTTACTTGTAAGTCCTTAGTTTTGTCATCTGTAAATTTACCAGTAGCTATTTCGTTAATGGGTATGCCAGAAATATTTGCAATCAGTCTATTCAGATGGTCTTCCTTGGACATTTCTGTATCAAGTACAAGCACTGGTACGTTTCCAGAAGCGATGTTTAGAGCAACGTTATCAGCAAATACCGATTTACCAACTTTTGGTCTTGCAGATACAAGGTCAACGCATTTTCGTCTAAGACCACCACCAATGGCTTCATCGTATCTCTTGAATCCCGTGGGTACACCAATAATATCACACTTGTTTTCCCTGAGAAATTCAACATACTCTTGTACTCCTAATCCTATTTGATCTGGATGTCCTTCTCCACTATCTTCTCTCAGAAAATCTGTAACTGGATTCTCTAATATTCCAATAATTTCGTCTATGTTTTCAGTGCCATTAATTTTTCCAACTTCAGTGTGAATTTTTTTAGTAAGTTTTTGTATCTTGCGAGCAAAATCAAACTTCTTTATCTGTGCAGCAAACTTTAAAACATTAGCTTCATCAACTGGAAAATCATACAGAGAAGAAATGTATTTAAGTTCTTGTTTAGTGTTGATACTTTCTACAAGATCTAGCTGTTCTGCTGCTGATATAATAGAAGCAATGTCTGGAGCTTGGTCATTTTCTAGTACATGACTAATACATCTGTATATAATTTTGTTGTTAGGGTTAACGAAAGAATCTTCATCTATTATATCGCAAACCGCAACATGAGCGCTCATTCCGTACTGACATAGAGACGCAAGCACTGCTCTTTCTGAGCCAATATCTGAAAGTTTTTCTGGCATTATTTACCTACGCATCTGCTACAACGATAATATTCTCCATACACTAACGATGCTTGTATCTTTTCTTTTCTTCCACACGCATTGCAAGTAACAGTTTTTTTACTAGGTGCTTTTCTATTTCTAGGAGTTCTTGAAGTACTTGGTGTGACTATATCTCTATGCTCTCCTGTGTCTGACCAAGTATTAGTTCCAGCTTTTACTGGTGTTCTTTTGTGGTTTGGGACATTATTCATAGTTTTAACTACAAAGTCTTCTCCCACATTAGGTTCTTCTGTATTACTTTCTACTTCAGGATCACCTTGAGATAATGCTTTGAGCAACGATTGCTTTTGCTCTTCTGATAATGTTTTAATAAATTCATCCATACTCATGATCTTTTCCCCTTTTCCATTAGAATGTCTGCTTTACGTTTGAGTTCATATATTTTACCGTCAAGTGCTTGTACTCTTGATTCTGCAATTTCACGGTAGTGATCTACTGTTGCTGCATACTCATCGTTCACAATAATTAGTGGTCTTCGCTGTTCAAACTTGGTGTATGTACTGAATTGATCGTGGTTTTTTGCTACCATTTTGTCTAGCTTGTCGTTGCACCAGTTCATTGCAATCTTCTGCATGTTTAATTCATCCTGTAAAAAAGTAGCGTAACTATATAATGTATAAGCCCAAGTAAAACACTCTTCTTGAGTAAGCGACTTAATTGTTTGCATATCAGCGTCAGCCGCTATTGTCCATTCATCATTAAACTTCTTGCTAAATCTAGCGTGACTAGCGTTCAGGAAGTCATCAACCATAGCTTTCAAGTCAGCCAACTGCTCACTCGCCGTTTTCAATTTGATTTCTCCATTGCTCGTCTGTGTCAGAGTACTTCAATACTATTATATCAATTTTATTCAATTCACACCACGCTATTTTATCTTCATCTTTTGCTTGTGCTATAGCAAAGTCTGCCTTATTCTTGTGAAAGAATGGCGTATATTCATAGTGCTGCTGACCATGCACCTCTATAGCCAAGCTAATTTGGGGGATCAAAAAATCTAGGAAAAGGACACCCTTTCGGTGGCTTTGGGTACTTCCCGGTAGTTTCACTTCTTCTAAGATTCTGTAAGAGTGGAAAATTTGTTTCAAAACGTTCCTTGCCCGCACATTGTACTTCG